CGTCGTTTCGGGTGCGTAGTTTACCTTCAAGCTCTTTGGTGCTTTTACCCCAGTCATCAAATTTAACTTCGCCTTTTTCAGCATCCCAGAATTTCTCAGGGATGGTGTCCGGGCGTTCGGCAACCGTCGTCTCTTCGGCCGGGGCTTCTTGCCCTGCCTTAATGTCTACCCGTTCGCCACCTTTCTGCGGTTGTCCGCTGATGTTGGTGGCACCCTCGTCTGCCTTTGCGACCATGGCTGCCACGTGGGCTTCCTGATCTGCGTTAGCTTCGGGGTTGTTGTTCGGGTCTGTATTTATCTCTACTCTGTCGACCATGACTTATCCCTTCTTCTTAGCTTTCTTGCCGTTGACTTCATAGTCACCGGGGAACACGGAAGTTCTGCGGATGTTGCCATTCTGCATTTCAGTTTCGAGAAATACCTTGCCGCCAGCTTCGACGGTCTTCGTTCCTTTCGGAATGTTCTGCTCGGGCCGGACACGCTCTGAATCAGTGCGTCCCGGTGAGCTGGGTCTTGCGTTTGCCATTACTGCTCTCCTCAATTGTGGTTAAATTTGTTCTTTAATGATGTCGCCAGCTGCCGCTACGGCCGGGGCTGTGCCCTTGTCCATTGCGGTTGCTGCCATTGCCTGCTGTTGCTCGGCTGCTACTTCTTCTTCCGTCTTCTTCAGGTCAGCGATGTCAACATTGTGCTGCGTAGCCAGAAGCTGTGCTGCTTTGTTGATGCTGAACTCTTGCATGAAGCCGGGGCCAAACAGAGCCACGCCATCAGTGAAGTACTGACGGTAACGGTTCAGTTCATGACCTCTACCAAGTGCATCGAAACCAGTCACAATGACGGGATCAACTGCACCGGGTGGAAGGGTAGGGAAGTCACCAGCTTTGCGTGCACGTGCAATCAGTCGGTTCACCAGCGGCTGCTGAAGTTCCTGACTGAGTACGGAGTACACACCACCGAGTACATCTTCAAGCTCCTGAGCCTGAAGGCGAACTTCTTCTGCGGTGACACGCTCTGCCTGCCTGATGGTTCCGCTTGTGAGCAGGAAGCCATGTGACAGTCGAAGTGCGAGGTCATCCAGAGTGGACTTGGCGACTTGGAAGTCTGCGTATTTCTCGAGCTGAAGAACGTCGATGTCTTCCCGGCGTCCTGTGACGAACTCACCAGACTCTGCATCACGCAGGTCGTTAGAGTTTGTGACAGCACTCGGATGCTCCAAGAAGATTACCTTGGCAGCAGCGGCAGCGAACGTAACGATGGACTTCGAGAGACCTTCGAGTGAACGTAGGTCACCGAGATATTCCTCACAGTGTCCACGTCCATAGTCTTCGTTGTCCACGGCAGTCCACCGCAGGAATATGAAGGGGGACTCTTCGATCTTGTTTCGTCCACGTGAGCCCGGCACTTCGATCTCATTGATCTCCTGCCAGTACTCGATCTTCTCGTCCATGCGTTGGATCATTGTGTGGACAGCAACGTACTCGTCATCGTCGTCAGCTTTGGCGACTTGGCATACTTCCCGTGTCTCTTCGTCGAGCGTTGAGGGATGTACGTCTTCCTTGACGACGCCTTTGAGGACGGTGCCCATCGGGTCTCGGACCACGACGAACTGTGACAGGTTGAATACCCGGCTATTGCCCTTGTCGGGAACGTGGAGCAGCGCATTGCCGGTCACGATCAGGAGCTTCATAGCGATGCTCATGATTGGACGCAGGTTGCTGTTCTCCACACCTTTACCGACACGCTTCTCAAGCTGGCGCAGACCTTCTTCGATGTCTGATTTGCCGGCACCGTCGAGATTAGCAGCAGCTTCATCGCCGATCTGGAATCTGTAGAACGGGCTGCCTGTAGGCAACATGGCAAGTACGAGCTTGGAGCTGAGGTTGTTGACACCACGTGCACCAAGACTCTGGTACGGTGTGGACAAGCGGGTGTTCTCGTTGCTACCCATAGGCGGCATCAGCGCCGGGATCGTGAGATTGGCACAGTCACGTGCGCGCTGCATAACGCCGTCACGTTTCTTGTCGAGCTTCTCCCAGAGTTCCTTGGCTGTAGGCATGGGTATCTCCTTAAACGGTATCTGACCCGATCAGCAGTGCTGCACGGGAACGGTTGAGTGCGCCAGTCCAGCTGGATTGCCGGGGGCGTTCGACTTCGGGCTCAGGTTGAGGCGCGAAGGTGTCTTGTAGTTGACCAACGGTCACCCCTCTGCTTTCATCAGGCAGCCGGGCGCACATTAAATTGACCTCGCGCCAATAAGCAGGCTCGGGTTCTTGGTGAGTCGACCGAGTAGGTCGGAGGCTCGAGCTGTCCTATCAGCGTCCTCGATGTTCTTCTTGGTCTGCGCCACGCCGGGGCCATTGGTGACCAGAAGGTCATTACGCTTGGGTAGGTCAGTACGGAGCGATGAACGCCCACGCCTGAGCTGCCCGATGGCAGATTCGGTAGAGCTATCAAGCACCGGATTACGCAGGTACTGTACCGGACGCTCAATTGGTGGCGGCGGCGCTTTCGGTGCTTTACACATGGTGGCTCCTTAGAGGACTTTGGGTAGCTTTGAGCTGGAACGCTCACTGGCTTTATGACGCTCACGGAGGTGAGATATCAGGGCAACCCTTCCGGCGTACCGGAGGTGTTCCTCGATGGTCTCACTGGTGGGGTCGTAGCATTTGGGTGGGTACTGGTCTTCGAGTTCTTCGATCAGACCATATACGGTGGACGGTAACTGGCTCACACGTTCTCTCCTCGGTACACATAGTATCGGTGTCCTGCTGGAGTGTCGCTTTATTCTAACTCATTGATTTTAGGTCAGCCCCCTGAACGGGGGCGACAACGCATGGCTCAGGGATAGAGCCAGTGCGGCTCCCACAGGAGGGGAGTCTTGGTCTTGAAGTCGTAGCTGGAAGCCCACAGGATGTGTGCCATCCGGGCCTGTAGCAGGGCATCGTCCTCGGTGTACCCACGGCTGGCGTAGGCTTCAACCACCAAGTCCCAAAGCTCATAGGCTTCAGCTTCGAGGATGGCATGGGGGAAACCGAAGGATCGGTTACCGAATGACCAGTCGTCCTCGGTGTAGCTGCCGGACTGGCCGATGCCGGGGCAGCCTCCGTACCCGTCGGTCGGGTCACCAACTACGGTCTGCCACATGTGGAACTGATTGGCTTCCAGAACGGAAGGCTCAATGATTCCAAGCTCGGGCTTGTTGGGGTTGTACAGGGGAGCAGGTATCACCCGCATGTCCTTGTCCTCGGAGACCATGACGATCTCACCCTTGATGAACCTGTCACCTGATGTGGCGAGTATGCCCATGATGTCATCAGCCTCGAGGGCCGGCCTGACAAAGCTCCGGTACTCATCTGCGAGGTAATCCTTTACCCATTGCAGCATCTCAGGTTTCTCCACGTTCTTCCTGTTGGACTTGTACGTGGGGTTCAGCTCCTTGCGGAAGTTGCGCTCGGGGTCACTCAAACAGACCACTACACGTGACGCCTTGGTTGCCTCACAGTAGTTCACGATCAGCTCCTCGGTGTCTTTGAGTGCCTTCTCGTGATCGAGGACTCGGGACTTACCCGTATCGCCCCAGTCGAAATCCTTCTGGTTCATTGTCGCAACCTTGTAGGCCACTATGTCTGCGTCAAGCAGGATTGTCTTACTCATCGTCGTTCTCCCATTCAAGTGCACCCCAATCAATCTCGTCGTCCAGCTTCCAGTCATTCCTCTCGGCTATCCACGTGGCTCCTTGGTGATTGGGTGCGAGTATGTCGTGTACCTTCCCGTCGGCGTCTCGTGCCTTGAAGGTGGTCATTGCTCGTTACCGTTGGCGAGGAGGTGCAGGGGGATTTCGTGATCCTCCTCCCACCGGTACTCGCCCGCCAGTATCAGCCCCTCATCCTCACAGTAGACCTCGGCTTCCTTCCAGTCGGCAGCCTCGATAGACCATCCGAGGTTGGTGCGTGGGTCTTCAACGAGGAAGGTAATCACGACTTGTATTCCCGCATGATCTTCTCGCCACTGCGGCCAAGCACGTAGCCACCCACGCCGACCGTCATCAGGTTGAATAACTCGGACGGTAGCTCAAGCACGATGGCCGGCAGGCCGAACAGTGCGAGGTAGGGATAGAGCAGGTAGTTGTTGACCACGATAGCCACGATGCTCAGCATCAGGATTGGCCGCCAGTTGCGCTGGAGCCAGCTCTCGCCGCCCAGCTCAGCCAGCAGCACGGACGTGGCCGCCTTGGTCTCGTTGTCTTGCATCGTGAACAGCGCGAGTTGCAGCTCGGCCTTGATCTTGGCCGCCTCGTCCTTGTTAAGGACTGCCTTGTCGATCACACCGAACAGTGGTCCGATGATGGTCCCAATTATTTTACTCCACATTTGATTTCTCCTCGTAGCCTTTCAGGTGACCGAACGCAAGGTCCGGGTGAATGGCGAACCACTCACCGGACATG